TGTAGTTGTGCTTCTGTCTCTGTGAGAAAATCCAGCGTAATCACCATGACCAAATCCTCCCCCAATTTTAGTCGGGCCAATTAGTGCGTAGTCTGTGTTGCCATCGTTTCCGACTTCAAGTTGACCGCTAAAGTTAGCAGTCGTTCCAGAAACAGCAGCAAATGTGCAACTGCCAGCGACTGTTAAGTTGTTGTTGACGGTTGCTGTCCCGCTGATTGTAGGAGATGCAAGAGTACAAGTGCCGTTACTTGCAAATTCAGCGACAGTTCCGAAAACACTAGAAACAGTTAATATTTTTCGACCGCTATTGTTTTCATTGCAATGTATTCGTGCGGCATGGTCAACACCACCAGTAGTGGCGTGTCGGTATTCAAAACCGTATTGGTTACTAAACGAACCAGTTGCGGAGGTGGCGTAATTTCTAGCTTGGAACATTGGTTGACCACCATTCTCATCGGTCATTAATATTCCACCGTCTTTAATGTGGAGCTTTTGGGCTGGGGTAGTTGACCCCGTGTTGATTCCCAAGTTCCCACTGACTGTCAGGTTGCCACCAAGCGATAGGTTACCTTCGTATTCTTTATACCCAATCCGTGCTACCCTAGAGTCTGAAATATGAGTATTAGGTGCAGCAGCATAATCAAATACAGTAGTTGTGTTATAACTAGAAACATTTGTGTGATTAATTAGCCATTGCCCAGTACCGTAATTTTCCCCAACAGAAACCTGAACCTCATATCTTTTTGCTCCGTTGTTTGTGTCTAGCGTTTTACTTACTCTAAATGGAGGGTCGCTTCTAAAAGTAAAATCACCTTGAATGTCGTAATCGTAAGTGACGTATGGTTGGCCCGTTCCTAAATTATTATTGTCCCTAAAGTATATGGTGAAATTTATCCTCACCCTATCTGTAGAGGTGTTTCCAGTTGAGTATGCACATACAAAATAACCCGTCATGGTATCGTATGTGTACCCAACGGTATTCATTTCGTATTTCGCTATTGTGTAATATGCGGCTGTTGTGGATGGAAACTGATGACTCCCTCCCTTTGTGTAAACTCCGTAAAGATTATCAGATTCTCTACTTTGAAATATGCCGCCGTGAAGTTTAACTTGGCCAGTAAATTTGCTTGTCCCACTAACATGGAGCTTTGCGCTAGGAGCAGTAACTCCTCCAAGGCCACAATTCCCATTAGTATCTAAAACGAAGCGAGGGTTGTTATCTAAATTGCCAGCATTGTTCTCACTAATAAAAAATGATGCACCGTTCTGGCCTATAGAATGCGAACCACCAAGCCCTTTAAATATCAGCGGGACTTCACCTTTGCTGGCATCGCCAATCGTTATTCCTTGCTCGCTTGCGGCTGGAGTTACTTGAAGTGCGCCAGTAACCTCTGCCCCTGTGGAATTGACTAAAAATTTAGTAGCACCTCCGCTGCGAAAATACCAATTACTGACAGAACCATTGTTTGGGCTAGTTGTTGATCTGCCGAAATATCCACTTGATCCGTTCCAATATAGTAGCTGAGTGCTGGTAGTGCCGCTTGTTTGGCCTAGAATTGCAGCATTAGTATTTAACCGCAACCCGTCTTGGGAGGTGTCTAAAGTGAGTCTGGCCGTGAGTGTATCGGCAACATCACTACGAAGAAACTGAGTGGAGTCTAAATTATCTAACGTATCTGCATTACTCCCAGCCGATATAGTTCCTGTGACTGTCAGGTTTCCTGTTATTGATACCCCTGCGGAGGTTGTCTCAAACTTCTTTGATCCATCGTAAAAAAGCTCAACTGCACCACTATCGTCGTGATCTTTGAAAATAGCAGAGAACTTTTGCCCTCCTTTGTATGTGAAATTTAAATTCCCCGCATTAGAACCTTGTTGCAGATATGAGTTAGACCCGTCATGCCAGATCATTAAGTCAGTTCCGTCTCCGAATGTAGTTTTAACTCCATCTTTTTGACGAACAATGTCATCTGACTCATCCCACTCCCAGTATCTATTAGCAGTTGCTCCCCAAAAACGAACATCATAGCCAGTATCGTTTACTCCAACTGTCAGGTTGCCCGTGAGTGTGCCGCCAGTTGTTGTCAGGACAGTCTCCAGCCCGCTTCCTTGATCTATTTCTAATGCCCCATTAACTGTTTTTTTGACATCCCAGTTACCCCAAGGGGCATCAAGAAAACCAACGTATTTAGTGCTTGAGCTTTTGGCTGCATAGAGTGTGGCTAACCAATTATTGCCGCTATCTTCAAATTCTAAAGCGGATTGATTAGCGTCATTAGACTTAATTTGGAAACCGTAATTATTATTTGAACTAAAGTTGGTTAAGATAGCCCCACTTGTGAGCATTATATTCCCACCGACTACCAACCTCTCCGAAGCACCAGTTACGCCCAGCCCAAGGTTGCCTCCTGTCGTAAGATTTAGATATGCACCAGGAAACGTGGCGTTGTGCTGTGCCATCCGCAACTCGCTGCCGTTGCTGAATATGTTAAAATTGGAACCGCTAGTAGTGTCGTTTAATCTGAGGGTAGCATTGTCAGAATTTATAGTTATGTCGTTATACGAAGTTACACCATTGCTATCTATCCGCATACTCTCCGACATGGAGGCTCCAGTAGCTTCAGTATAAAATAGAATGCCAGTAGCATCATCATTGCTGATTCGCCTAAATGATATTTGTGCGCGGCCAGCCCCAGAATTGTTTGAACCTAATATGTCGCCAAAATTGCCATCAGCAGTTTTAGCTCCAACTAAAGTTAAAGTTGAACGACCATCTGCTTCTTGAAGCGTTACTGGCTGCAACAAACTAATAGCCGAGGTGGTGAACGAAATAACCTCTGTGCCGCCAGCATTTATTTTTCTGTTGCCGTTAACGTCTGTCCATAGGCGAAGCGATGGGTTGCCAGTTGTGCCGACTACAGCAAAGCCGTCTGCATTAGTGTCGCCCTGCTGTTTAACTACAAGATCACCAAACGTAGTCCCTTCACCATCGTTGGCTACCCCTATGTCTAGTCTCTGAAAAAATCCTTTGCCGTAACGGGTACTATCCGTGCCAATAGAACCTTGGCCAGATACATGAGGACTTAATCCTCTGGTAGCATCATGTGTAAAGGCATAACCAAAACGAAGGAAGCCATTGAACTGAGCTATGGCAGCCGAAGAAACATAAGGACTGCCAGCGTATAGTTTGCCGCTTGAGCTACCTTTGCTGGTGGTGTTGATTAAAAGCGCACCATCGCTGTCAAACCTAGCTTTTTCATCAGTTCCAGTACCTTTTATTATTCGCAGCCCCGCCGTGGGATAGTTGACGATTCCCGTGTTTGGCCCTGTCCCTGCCGCTGATCGCACAACCCCTAATTGAAGAACATGGTCAGCGTCGTTTTCTATTTGCAGAACAGGTGAGGAGGCATTGGAGGTGCGGTCTATTTTTAAGTCGCCCGTGAGTGTGCCGCCCCCAGTTGACAACGCCCCAACCTCTGCGGCGGTAGGAGCATGACCTTCATGGAATAGCTGCCTATAGGCAGACCCATCCCAATGCCAACCGCTTGCGTATATGGCCTTTGATGCGTTGCTCGCCCCTCCCGCAATGTATGAACCGTAATTGGTGTTGTATCCAATAAAGTCCGAATACCCCGTGCGGCTCATTATTGTCCCGCCTGACGAGTTAGCACCAAGTGTTAAAATTCCTGAAAAACTCCCAGTAGTCCCAGACAAGGCAGCAAAAGTGCAACTTCCAGCTACGGTAAGGTTTCCACTTACGTCTCCGCTTGTAGCGTACAACTGCCAGCGTTGAGCATTCGTCCCTAGGTCATGTCCGCTTGTTGTTGGGTAAAAGGATGTATCAGTGAGCCAAGCCCTGTCAGAGTTGTTCGCCCCCAACACAAGTGGGCCACCATGAGAATATAACCATGTAGCTTTACGCCATGCTGATGCGCTATAGCCTTCGCTCGCAACACCAAGCCGCCAGTACCCTGCACCTGACCAGCCTTGAATTTCTTGGTACGACCATGTTGCCGTATTGGTGTTAGAAAACTTTGCTGATATTTTTCCGCTAGTGGAGTTTTCTGTGATTGCCAACTGGCCCGTGAGTGTGCCGCCAGTTGCGGTTAATGCACCAGAAAGCTCTGCGTCACCTCCCGAAAGAATTTTGAACCTAATATTATTGCCAGCAAGAAAACCCAACCAGCCAGACCCATTCATGTTACCGATCTGGATGTTGCTTGCGTTGCTAGTTATCTTAAAATTGTCTGCGGAGTTTCTTTGCAGTAGCAATAAATCTCGCCAATCAGATGACGAGTTAGAATCAGAAATGGTCAGGCTACCATTAAGTGTGCCGACAGTAGATGTGAGCGTTAAAATATCAGTCCCGCCCGCTGTGAAAACAGTAGATGTCCCTGACTGAAGTTTTAGGGAACCAGAATTATCTGCACCATTATTTTTTTGCTGAAGTAAAACGCCGCTGTTTCCATTTCGGTCAATTAACAACTCACCGCCGCTTGCAGTCTGGACTTCTAAATCACCCGTGAGTGTGCCGCCAGTTGCAGTTATTGTTCCGCCAAATGTTGCGTTGCCGTTTTCCGACCCGTCCAAGGTCAGCGCAGTTTTTACAGTCCCGCCATCCTTTATCTTAAAAAGAATGTCTTTGTCATCAATAGGGTTCTGAATAACAAAGTTGCTTGAAGAATTTTCTAATACGCCAAACCTAGTGCCTCCATCCTTTAGGCTTATAGCTCCCCCATCAGCGTCCAGTATAATGCCATCACCTGAGTCTATGGTGAAATCGCCAGTAGAGGTGAGGGTTCCAGAGGTAGTAGGGTTGAGCAGTTGGTTGCCGCTACTGCTGCCAACGTACAGTTTATTACTATCGGTAAGGTCTACACCTAGCTCACCTACCGCAAGCGACCCAAGCGCACCCGAACCGCTTGTACGCCGTTTAATCTGAATTGTATTGGCCATTTAGAAACTTCCACAATCTATTGTCTTGTTCGTAAGCGTCTGGGTTCCCGTTAACGTGGCTACCGTGTTGTCAATGGAAAGAGTGTAGTCGCTCGCTACATTTATCCCTGTTCCCCCGTTCACGGGTAATGTCTGCCAACTAAACGAACCGTCTCCATCTGTTATGAGGTACTGCCCGTTAGTTCCATTACCACTCACGTTTAGTTCTGCTGCGCCTACCGTGTTGTCGGTGATCTGTGCCGCACCTACCGCGCTGAGAGTTGCAAGTGAGCCAAGCCCAGACACTTTAGTATTGGGTAAGCTGCCAGTAATGGAACTTGCATCCAGCTTCAGAGCAACCTTACCGCTCTCAATCACCAACCCTCCGTTAGCTTTCAGATCAGCACTAAGCGTGTTCCCGCTCTTTGCTATACCATCCCCAGCAGTTATGGAGCCTGTCCCGCTAAACTGAGCAAACGCCAAGTTAGCGAGTGTTACATCTTCGTTAGTTGTGCAGACCCAGCCCGTGTCAGCGTAATCTGTCCCCTCTTCTACGAAGAAGAACATATTAGCGGAGCAACTATCATTTGCATTTAAGTCAGTTGCCCTACTCCATGACCCACTAGCTACTACATAAATTCCATTGGAAGTCCCTTGAGCGGATACTAGAACGCGATCCCCAGCAACAGATGAAACCCCGTCAATCGTTGGTGTGCCTGACAGGGCTTGTGACGGAGAAACAACGTGTAGCCTGACTGACTCCCTTACGTCCAGCCCTTGCACCGCCGCATCAACATCAGCCTTTCGGGCTGCATCGTTCGCGGCTACTGGCGCGGCTAGGTTAGTGATCCTTTTGCTGTTTAAGTTTACGTTAGCAGTAGGGACTGGCATCAAGTTAAGAGGCCCAGCCACTACTGGCCTGTTAGCTGCCTCTCCTCCTGTCTCGTTGCCCGAACCTACATAAAGTATATTGCTGACCTCTTGGAAAGCTAACTCGCCTCTAGCTAATGCAGTTGGCGCAGCCGCTGGGCTGGTGTCACTGCGTTTGATTTTGATTATATTAGACATTAGAAGAATCCTCCGTTGAGGGTTTTATCGTGAAGCTCTTGTATGTTTTGAGTTCCAACAGCATCTCCTTTTATTTTAAGTAGCTGTTTGATCTCTTCGGCGGTTAATGAAGAAGCTTCTTCAAACTCCATTCCCGCTATAGCTAGTTTTTTTCTAGCCTGACCTCTGTTCTCTGAACCAGTACCAATATACAGAAGCCCATCGACTTCATTGTAAGCAAGCTCACCCCGACCTAAGTTACGGGGTGGGCCTTTGCGCTTAGTCTCATGCTGTATCTTGGTACGAACAGACATTAGCCAATAACTGTTATTAAAAAGTCGTCAGTGGTTTGAGGCGTGTTTGCAAACCTAATCTTAATTGTATTAGCACCATTATGATTAACAACACATTGACCTGTATGGTTTAAATCTAATCCGTCATATGCTTGCGCTGCTCCGATGTTTCCATCTTGAAAGCTGTCAGAACCAGACTGCAAATCAACAACTGAAACCACAGCCGTACCTCTTGTCACATTTAACCCATGAGTTATTTGTACAGTGTCATTTGAGTTATCTGTTGTGCTATAGCTTACGCCTGTGTGGGTGTCTGAGTTATAGTTAGTGAGATGCAAAGTGTACTTACCTACACTCCCCCCTCCACTGCCACTTCCTGTTATTTCTGCTGCCATATGCCTGTGTCCTTATACGAACTCTG